GGGCGAGGACCGGAGGCGTCGGCGACGGCCCGCGAGCCAAGGCCAGAGCCTCGTCTTCGGTCAGACGGCGGATCGGCCGGGAGAAGTCCACGCGGCCCTTTCGGTCCACGGACCAGACCGGGATCGTGCCGCCGGGATAGCGACCATGGCGGAACAGGTCGCGCTCGGCCTCCCGGCGGGGGATGATGGAGGCCGGTCGCCGCCAGTTCAGAAACGCGTTGCCGGCTGCAACGCGATTTCCGGCATTGAGATGTCGGGTCAGCGCGGCCTTGGCGATGCCGCCAGTGTTGTAGTGGAAGCTGACCAGCGCATCGAACTCGTGCGGCCCCAGCGGCACCTTCACCGCGCGCATCACGGCGGCCTCGTAGCGCGCGAGGTCGGCCCGGAAGACCCGGAACGCCTCCCGGATCCCGGCATCAAGATCGGCGGGCATGCCGCGGGGCATCCTGGCGGGATCGGGTTCCCCCGCAGCGGCCGTGTGGCCGATGCCGAACGTCCAGACCTGTTTCACATCGAGATAGGGTCCGGGCACGATCCCTTCGTGCCGGACGAGGGCCAGAAGGCCCTGGTCAGTCATCTGCATGGAAGTTACCCCAGAAGCGAGAGGATCAGGATCAGCGCGGCGACGGCGATGCCGATGCCCAGGCGGTGGCGGAAGGCCTGGCCGGGATCGGCCGGGTCGCAGCGCAGGGAGCGCGCGAGGCGGAGAAGGTCATGCATCGCCATCGCCTTTCCCGGCATGGCGCAGGCGGGCGAGCAGCACCTCGATGAAGGCGGGACCGAAGACGCCGACCAGATAGGCGGCGGAACCCGCCGCGCCCCCGGCCGGGATCGCCTCGGGCGGCAGGCCGAGCCAGCGGGTGATGATGGCCATGGAGAGGCTGCCCATCCCGGCCGCGATCAGACCGCCGAGCAGGATGTGGCGCAGCGCGTCGCGCAGCCGCATCTTCGTCGTCAGCGCGTTGGTCGCGCCCCCGAGCGCACCCCAGGCGGCGAGGATCACGGCGGTGGAGGCGATCAGGTCCTTCAGCGCCGCCGCCAGAAACCCCGTTTCGTCATTCATCGTCGGATCTCCAGAAGCGGGATGGAGGTGATCGAGCCCAGCCGTTCGAGGTCGAGCGTCACGTCGAGCGCATCCGTGTCGAAGCGGACCGGCACATCGAACTCGAAGCCAGCGGTGATCGCGACGCCAGCGCCCGGCGCTGCAGTGAAGGTGATGAGGCCGGTCGTGGTGTCGACGGACCAGCCAGAGAGCTGCTCGACCCCGCCGAGCGCGATGCGCACGGTGCCCGCGACCGGCTTGGTGATGGTCCGCACCCATGTCTGGCTGCCTGATGTGTAGAGTTTCACCAGCTGGAAGGCGGTTGTCGTGCCATCGCCGGTGGCAATCACCTGATCGGTCGGTGCGGGTGTCCCCGAGGGCAGGCAGGACTTGTGATCGCCCCAGTCCTTGAAGCGAAATCCGTGGAGGCGGCCGTTGCGCGCCTCGAAGAAGGCGACGACCGCCGCCAGATCGTCGGCGCGGCGGATGCCATAGGCGACGTCGTAGCGGCGTCGCGAATTGGCCCAGTTGGCGTTGCGCTCCTCGTCGCCAGAGGCGAGCTCGACGATCTGCGTGCGTCGCTCCGGCCCGCCTCGCGCGCCTCGGCTGATGTTGTCCGGGAACCGGCACTCATGGAACGCCATGGCTTACATCCCCCGGCGCCCGAGCGAGACCGCCCGGGCGATGTCCGCCGCTACCTGCGTGCGGGACTGCCGGAAGCTCTCGGCGTCGCGGGCCATGATGGTGACATTGATCCCGCCGCCAGTGCTGTAGCTCTGCGCCTCGCGCCGGGAGAGCACGCGCTCGCCGCGCTGCAGGATGGCGGGCACCTCGTCGTGCCGAAGCCCCACCGCGCCGCCCGAATGCATCCGGGGCGCGGCGGCGAAGGCCATGGCCGGGACCATACGCGAGGGGCCGGACGAGCCGACCATGCCGCCCGCGTGCAGGATGTTGGCGAAGATCCCGCCCGCGCCGCCGAGCGCGCCCGAGAGCGCGTTGGCGATAGGGCCGAGGATGAAGCGGCGCGCCGCCAGCTTCGCCAGATCGGCGATGAGCGAGGTCACCAGATCGCGGAAGTTCAGCTTGCCGGTCTTCACGAACTCTCCCACCGCGTCCTCGGCCGACTGAAACGCGCTGACGAGGCTCTGGCCAATATCGCCGCCGATCTCCCGGGCCCGGCTGGCATAGTCCGAGAGCGCGGCCGTCGCCGCCTGCCATCCGGTCAGCGCACGCTCCGCCCCTTCGCTAGCGGCGGTTCCGGCAGCGCGGGCAGCACCTCCGGCGCCACTGGCTGCGGATGCAGTGCCGTCGAGCCCGGCCGCGAGTGCATCGGCGGATGTCGCGGCATCCGTCAGCGCGGTTTCGGCCTCCGTGCCGGACCCGGTCACGGCATCCTTCAGCGCCTGCCAGGCGGCAAGCGGCCGGGTCGCCGCGTCGGTCAGCATGCCCGCGGCCTCACGATAGGCATCGGCCCGGGCGCGCGCGTCATCGGCCATGGCGCCGAGCCCGAGATCGGGCGGTGCGATATAGGTTCGGGCAAGCGCCGCCGAAAACGCATCCGCAGCCGCCGTTCCCGCCGCCGTCGCGGCCCCTTCGAACGGGTTGTCGATCCGGCTCAGATCCACCGCGTCGAGCGTGCCGATCCGCACGCCGCCTTCGCCCGTCGCCCATTCCGGCAGCAGGGCCAGCGCGGCGTTCAGCGTCTCGATGAAGCTGTTTATGCGGGTGACGACGCCGTTCAGCATCGCCTCGACCCCGCCGATCAACCCGTTCGCGGCCTGGTAGGCGAAATCGCCGATGGCACCCGGCAGGCTGCCCCAGATCGCCACCGCGCCGTCATAGGCCCCCTGGAAGATCGCGACGGTGCGGTCGCCGAACCCCACGACGCCCGCGACGGTTCCGTCGAGCGCCGAGAGCGCGGCGGCCTTCAGCCCCTCCCATCCACTCGCCATGCGGGCCAGTGCGGCGTCGAGCGCGAGCCCGATGCGCGACCAGACCTCGGATGCCAGATCGGAGAGCAGCCGGAAGGATTCGCCGACACCACCCACGCGAGCAACGAATTGGGACAGCTGGTAGATCAGCTCGCCGACGCCGACGATCAGAGCGCCGATGCCGGTACGGATCAGCGCCCCGCGCAGCACGACGAGCGCGGTGGCGAACCCACGGACCGACAGCGCGGCGGCGGCCAGCCCGGCGACCCAGCGACCCGCGAGGAAGGTTGCGAGGGTCACGGCATAGGTGGTCAGGCGGCCGAAATTGTCGAAGAGACCGCGAATGGCGATGCCGAGCGGCCCGGTGCGGCTGGCAATGGCCGCCATGGCGTTGGCAACCGCCTCGAGCGCGGGAGCCGCGGCAACGGCAAGCTGGTTCGACAGCCCGCGCCAGATCAGCCCGAGGCGCGAGATGGCGTCGTTCGTGCGCTCGATCTGGTCGGCGTCCTGTTCGGAGACGACGACACCGAAGGCGAGCACGTCCTCGGTAGCCTGGCGCAGTGTCGCCGTGTCGATCCGCGACATGGCGATGGAGCCTTCCTCGCCGAAGAGCTGCCCCGCGACGGCCGCACGCTCGGCGGCTGGCACGAAGCTCTCGATCGCCGCGTTGATCGCGCCGACGCGCTGGTCCAGCGGCAGCGCGATCAGGTCGTTGGCCGAAAGGCCCAGCCGGTCGAGCGCGTCGGCAGCGGGACCGGTCCCGGCGGCCGCCTGACTGAGACGGCGCGTCAGATCCTTCGTCGCCTGCTCGATGCCAGACATCGAAACACCGGCCAATTCGCCCGCGCGCTCCAGCGTCTGGATCGAGGCTACGGTGGTGCCGAGGGACTGGGCGAGCTTCGCCTGCGCATCGACGGTCTGGAGGCCGGAGCGGATCATCGCCACGCCCGCAGCGGCGGCTGCTGCCACGGCGGCTGCGGCGGCCACGCGCGCGCGCCGCGAGAAAGCTGCGAGCCGGGTGTTCGCGGCCTCCATCTCCCGGCTGAGCCGTCCGAAGCCACGCGACCCGGCCTCACCGACACCTTCCAATTCGGCGCGCACCTGCCGTCCGCCCACGGCCGCGAGGCGGACGCTGACCCTCTTCTCAGCCATGGGAATGATCCATCTGTTCGTTGAGTTTGGTGACCATCACCGCTTCGATGACGGGCAGCAGTTCGGCCATGGCGAGCGGCGGCACGCCGAGAGCGTCACCGAGCGCCAGCGCCGCCGACATGTCCCAGCCGATCACCGCGCCGGGCAGGACACGCAGCTGTCCTCCGAGACGGCCGACCAGATCCCAGACCTGCCAACCCTCCGGCGTTTCCGGGCGGTTCAGCCGCGCCGGGCAGTCCGGGCAGGCTTGCGCGCAGGCTTCGCAGTAGCGTTCGCCCCCGCCGAAGGACCATTCGGCGAGAGCGCGGAGACGTTTTTTTCCTGTTCCAGCAGCAAGCCTTTCGAGACGTAGGTCAGCTGGAAGGCCTCGAAGATCGGCCAGATGTCCAAGAGCGCGTCGATCGCCTCCGGACTGGGGTCGATGGGCTTGCCGTCCGCGTCGCCGATGCCGTCCCAGGCGAGCACCGCCCGCCGCGCCAGCGCCTTGGCGAAGGCGACGGCGCGTTCCTCGTCGGAGTCTTCGTCCGGCACCGCCTCGACGGCGGGATCGCTGCGCGTCGCCACCATCAGCGCGGTGGTCAGCGGGCGAAGCTGCACCCGAACGCCAGGGGCGAGGTCATGCCAGCGGGGCGCGTTGGACAGGTCGAGCGTCAGCATTGTCTTATGAATCTTCTTGGTTCTCGGGGTACTCGGGAGCCGTGGCCCGCCACGCCATTTATGGCGGGCCATGGCGGCGGTCGG